CTTCCTTCTTCTCCTCTTTCTTCACTTCTCGTTTCACTTCGTTCTTGATTATTTTCTTCATGAACGGTTATGGGCTTGATGTTGGAGTATTCAACGTCGCTATTAGCTTCTTTCTGCTTTTCTTTGCGGTCAGAGCCCACGCAACAAGCCAACTGGCAATCCAGTTGGCACTTATGTATGGGTAAGGCACACAATGGCAGTAGAGAACTACGTTGGACACCGATAAATCGGACGTTCCAATAGAGTCGAATTGTCTCCATCAGCATTGGCTGAAATCGAGTGTTGGAGAGACGGGGTATAAAAATCTTCTTAAAGAAGCGAGAGTTATCCTCTTCATCGGTTTGACCCTCAGAGGTCATATACTGAATATAAGAAACTCTCTCTTGTATCTTCTTGAAAGATTCGCACCCGTCCTCCTCGAAAGAGTTGAGTGGACCAATAACTGGTAACATCTTCACCTCTCCGCCTATTCGCTTCAACAGATCGTTAAACTGATCGTTCAGGATCTGTGAGGGTTGCTTTCCTTCGCAACCTTCAGTTTGGACTAAGTTAGTCTTAAACAAAGCAAGACGGGGATCGTGGAAGAATAGTGCTGCAGCAAGGCGCTGATAGCGACTAATCCGAATAGGCCCTTCAGAGAACATAGGGTCTAAACCACAACCACCAAGATGGACGGGCATGTACCAATTAGGAACAAATCTCGCTCCCTTCTTCATGTAAGTTTCATGATCTGCATTCTTCATGGCATAAGATAAACAGTTAACCGCCCAATGGCAGTTTTTTATCATCTTTGTCATCTCGGAGGCGACACTTATAGGATCAGCTCGAGAAATACCCTTTTTAGGGGACACTCCTTTCACGATTCTCAAATTCAAATATTGATTAAGGACCACCCGATCAAGTCGAGTAGGTTTATCTTTATCAGATTTTCGAATAGAGAAGGTGAAGAGCTGTGAGTTCATCATGGCAGACTTAGAATTGTAATAATTCTTGCCAACCGAGTACTCAAAACCTACCTCCTTAGAATTCAAATCAAAAAACTCTCTCAGTCCTTTCGGGCCGTAATAGAGCATGTCGTCACCATTTACTTTGGCGAACCCCAATATCGTAGACCGAATACTGTTCCTGATAGACCGAATCTTCTCCTGGGAATATCCTTCAATGAAATTCAAACGATTGAACTTCTTAAGGATAGGAGATGAATTAAGCCAATCCTCAACGGATTGAGTTAGAACAGCAGCGTTGATAGTGCACAGTGAAGCGAAAGATAATGGATTACCCATCATCTGCCCTTCAGTTGCGCATTGGGGAATACCAACTCGAACCTCCAGACCAACGTCAGGGACTTTCTTAATTAAAGAAAATACTTTCCTGGTGATCCGGTTAGGGGTTGAGAATAGTGGTAGACCGACAACCTTACGCAGAACTGCATAAAGACTCTTCGTCTTTTCTCCCGGGGCATGTGCACCATCTATGAAGATGGATGCAGTACCCTTATATGTGTCATGTGAAGTGAAAAACGCTTTAGCGGCGGAAAACAACTCTCGGACAGCAGACTCAAATCCTACCTCTTTACGAGGAGACTTCTTTCGCAGAAGCCGAAGTGAGTCAGTCAGAGGGAACTTTAAATAAGTCCCTTCTACTGTTAGAGGATAAGTAATCCAAGCATCATTGCGTATAGATTCCATTACGAGTTCATAGTTGGGTAAACCTTTTAGAGGTTCAAATACCGCTAGCTGTGCCCTCTTCTTGAGAAGGTCCGTCGCTGATTTATAATCAACGGAGGCGAATTCCCACGATTCTCCTTCAAAGAAGGTATCGGGGATTTCCACGGCTTTTTGAATAACTCGTTCGAATCTGTCTTCCATTTCCTGACGCAAGTCCAAAGATTCCATGGTTGAGAAATTATCTTTCTTCCAAGCTTGGAGCATTAGCCCCTGATCTGCTTGAAATAAGGTATATATATAACCAGGCCCACAAGTGACCATTCGGAACTTTCCCGGTTCGGCGATAGCTATCGCTCGATGGAGAGTGTTCACAGGACATTGTTGGAACAAGGGTTCTAACTGTTCTTTCTCGAGAAAACCACAGAAGAAGGAGGATTTTCTTTCCCTTTGATCGAGGACGATGTTATGCAACATCTGAACCTCTTTTTCTCTAAAGTTGGAGAAACTATGATCAAGATTAGGGAGAAGTCCGGGTAGTGAGTCGTCTAGTTCCAAACTATACGTTGGAAACATTGCCTTCGCACCACCATCCTTCCTTCTAACTTCGAAACAAGCCGAAAGACTTGGGACGAATTTTGTACCCGCGATCACTCTTTCAGTAGTGAGATCAGAAAAGATTCGCTGAGAAGACCTATTAATGGCCTTTCGCATCTTGTCACTGATCTCTCTAGTCTGGGTAGTAAAAGCTTTGACGTGAGACTTATAAGAGTTATCTCTTTTAAAGTCTCCGAGAGCCGACCACATCTGCTTTGTTCCTTTCTGCAAGGAATAGGCAAAGCGAAGGTCACCACGCCAGATGGCATTCCTGATGTATTTAGACAGGAAGCCCTGAAAAAGTGAGAGCTGTAATGGATACCAAGTTGGCCTAACAGGCAACTGGGATTCCATCGCGCGCGCAAGCACTGAGTCAATCTCAAATTTGCACACATCCTGAAAATGATCTTCTTCGTCATAGAAACGATAGAGAACATTCCGAAGATGTCTCATAGAATCCTTAAAAGCATTCCATTGAGTAGCATTTTTGAAAATGAAAGGGAGCTGCCTCCGTATCAGAGGACTTTTGTGATCCGGGTGAACTTCACCACGGATCGGACAGATGAAAGCAAGATCGCTATCATCTGTTGTCGAAGGCTTTTTGATCGAGGAAATACCCGATCGGTGTGCAAGAAAGATCCAGAGGAAAGATTCAATCACGGAGGATAAGCGGAATAAATTCTGCTTGGCTCCAGCTGTGATGAGTTCCTCTATAAGGACGACTTGCAACTTACGCACGACGGTTGAGACATCCCCCCTTCGTTGTAGGGATGTATCACCATATTCATATGTCGTACGGCGTTTAGGGCTCGCGTGCCCGGACGATCGTTCGAGAGTCTGTTCTTTGGGACTCATGGGGTGATTTTCAATAG